ATAACTCGGCGTTCCCAGAGCGATCTGTACCAGATGTTCGTGGGATCACCTAAATATTTATTGAAGTTTTTAGGACTAAATTTACCACTGTAAGCCATCTAGTATTTATAGGAAAAACAATTCATGGCAGATCCTGTAGCAGAAATCGATAATAGCGAAAGAGCTAGAAATAGAATGGCACGTGAGCGACGCGAGCAAGCCGAGGAAGCTGTAACTTTTGACAAACCAGGCGAATTTGCAGGCAATGAAACTCCACCTGAAGGAAAAAAACCAGGAACATTGACAATAAAAGCATTTCCAGACATAATTAGAACTGGTGAGTTTCCTCATATATTATTTAAAATTTTTAGATCCGCGAGTATCGCTTCTGGTGGAACAGTAGGAAATGATAGAACAGGAGCAAGTATCGTTGCTGGTGGATCTGCAGTAAATTCATTTTTAGATGGAATTCCAGGTGGAAAAGCAGCAGCTGCTGCTGCATTAGTGTTAGGTGCTGGTGGTGGATTGGGTGGTGCATTTCTTGCAGCAGGTGCAACGACAGAGACTGGACAAGGTTTGATAAATAATACGGCAAATAATTTATTTGGGACATCGCTACAAGGCAAAACATTCACTGACACTGCAAAAGGTTTAATTAAAGGTTTTAGCCTCAAAAGAAATATAGATTTATTTGAAACTGCTATAGCTCTTTTTATGCCAGATAATATTACAACCAATTACGATAATGAATATCAAGCGTTATCGATTACTTCAACATTAGGTGCTGTTGGATTTGCAGCCCAAGCATTGGCAACCAGAGGTAAATCAGGCGATACAATAAGTCCGTATGTTATGGAAGGCGCATCGAGACTAGCATCTAAGGTTGTTGGGGGAGACGAAGATTTTACTCGACTTGGGTTGTTTGCAACTACTGGATTAGTTAATAATCCACAACTGGAAATGATTTACAACTCTCCAGTTTTAAGGAAATTTATATTTGATTTTAGACTTGTTCCTAGGAGTAGTACTGAATCCCAGTTAATTAAAGATATAATTAAAACATTTAAACGCGAATCTGCACCAATAATCCCGAAGTCTTCAACAGGAAGATATTTAATTCCACCATCGCAGTTTGAGATATCCTTTCACAATGGAGCAGCTCAAGGTCCAGTAAATGATTATTTCTTTAAAACTAAAAAATGTGTGTTAACTGGAATTAACGTCGATTATACACCTAATGGCTACGCCACGTTTACAGATGGTGCACCTGTAGAGACAAGATTACAATTGCAGTTTACAGAAACTGCGATTATCGACCAAAAAGCAGTAGAAGAAGGTTATTAATGTATTTTACATATTTTCCAAAAACATTATATTCTTTTGATTTTACTGGATCAAGTCCAGCTGCAGTCACTAATATATTTTCGAGATTTAGTTTTTTGCAAAATGTGTTAAACACTACATTTGCATTTTATAAGTATCAGATAGTTGAGGGAGATACTCCAGAAATTGTAGCGACCAAGGTGTACGGAGACCCAACATTGTATTGGGTGATTTGTATGACAAATAATATTGTGGATCCACAATTTGATTTTTGTTTAGAACAAGATGCACTAGAAAGAAAAATTATAAAACAATATAATTATTCTTCTATTGCTGAAGCGTATGCAAGTATTCACCATTACGAATTGGAAGTTAAAAAAGTATTATCAGAAGTTGATGGTGCAACAACGACTACAACAAATACAAGTATCATTACACTAGATCAGTACAATTATACTTCTAACACCCTTCAAACAAAAAGTCTTGGCACTGCTAATTCTGAAACGAAAACCGTGTCTTTTTACGCGAATAATTCTAACGCGAACAGCGCAACAGTTGCAACATTAACAATCAATTCTACTTATAAACCTGTTTATGTTTATGATTATGAAAACGAACTCAATGAATCCAAAAGACAAATAAAGATTTTAAAAAACGAATATATACCTGGGATAATGACAGAACTAGAAAATGTATTAAATGGATAATTTAGCAACCAAAAGTACATCAAACAAATCTGTAAGGATTATTGCATGTAAAATTATTGGATCTAATGGACAGATCAGAGATTTAAAAGATCCAGTAGTATTCAGTAACATCCAAATTTATGAAAGTTTGTATTCTCCAGTAGTGAGTGGAACAATACAACTTCAAGAGGGTGTAAACTTACAAGTAATTTTAAATGCTCATGGCAATGAGTATTTGTACATTTCATTTAGTCGTCCAGGGGAAGAAAATGTTAGTTACCAAAGAACATTTAGAATCTATTCTTGTACAACGAAAAAACCTTTGGGCGATAGCCAAATTCAAACTTACATATTACATTTTTGTTCTGAGGAAATGATATTTTCAAATCAACAAACAATCTCGAGAACATTTAAGGGTGTTAGTAATGCAGAACATGTTAGAAATATTTTGACTCAAACTCTAAAAACTAACCAAGCGAGAGTTAGAAAAATTGAGAAAACAATTGGTTCTGATGTGCATGTTTTAACAAAATACAAACCATTTGAGGCTATAGAATATTTTGCATCACAGTCTTATAGTGAAAATGGAACTCCATTCGTATTTTTTGAGAATAGAGATGGATACAATTTTATTAGTTTAGAAACATTGTTCAAACAAGATCCAATAGACCCAGCATTAACTTATAAAACAGTAAAATTTATTGATACTCCTACCGAAAGTGTGGGTAAAAATTCGAATATAATAAAAACATTTGAGTTTACTCGGGGGTATGACACGTTATATGGAACAAAAGAAGGTGTTTATGCTAATAAACTTTATACGCTAGATTTAATTCGTCAGCGATACACCAGTGTCGATTATTCAATTGTTTCAGTTAAAAATAAAAATTCATTAGTTGCAGGATATTTTCCAATAAATGACGCTAAAAATAGAGATAGTAATGCGCTTTATGAAGAATATAATGCAGCACCAAATTATTGGTTAACAGATTTCGGGCAAAATACTACCGAGTATTTGGCAGCAGTTAATACTAGACGTAATACTAAAAGACACAAAGATCCATATAGAATAAATAACAGCAATGTAGAAGAAGCTCTTGTTCCACGAAAAATGCAATTAGAATTTTTAGAAAATACTAAACTGTATTGTATTATTCCTGGTAATCCAAACTATTCTGTTGGATTCACAGTAAAGATTGATATTCCTGCATTTGTTCCTATTGATGAACGAGATTCAGATTATTCTGGTGAATATTTAATAACACATCTTCATCATTCGATTACACCAGAAGATATTGAAACTGCATTAACTCTTTGTAGAAACAGCATAAATGCAAAAATGGATAGAGCGCAAAACGAAAATCCAAATTATAAAATAGCGAGAGCATTTTAATGATACCGCATTTTTTAGGATTAAACAATTTTGTGTGGTGGTTTGGAATAGTTGAAAATCGACTAGACCCACTACAACTTGGTCGCTGTCAAGTTAGATGTTTTGGTTGGCACTCAAAAAATAAAGCTGATATTGCAACTGAGGATTTACCTTGGGCGCATCCTGTCGTTCCATATGGTGTAAACAATGCTCAACCACCAAAAGAGGGAACTATGGTGTTTGGATTTTTCGCTGACGGTAAGGAAGCGAAATATCCGATTGTTATGGGAACTGTTCCTGGAATCCCAGAAGAACTTTTAAACAAAGAAATCGGATTTGCAGATCCATTAAGCGTTGCAGATAAACGCAATGCTGCTATGCCGCGCAAAATAGATACTGGTGCATCGCAGCTCGGTAAAGATACAAAAGGAATAAGGATTGCAGACGAGGATCCTTCAAGATATCCAAAGTATCTAAATGAACCAACAACATCAAGGCTTGCAAGACCAGTTCGCGGCGAGAAAGACGGTAAGTTTGATGGCGTTACAAACGAATCTATCGCCAATACAACCATAGATATACAAAGAAAAACCAGAGTCACAGGCATTCCTACAGCTGCTGCTAGTCAATGGGATGAAGCATACCCTACTTATGCAGCCGAATTCCCATATAACAATGTTACAGAAACCGAGTCTGGGCATGCGTTTGAGTTAGACGACACCTTTGGCACTGAGCGTGTACAGCTTTCGCATAGAACAGGAAGCACTCTAGAATTTGCAAATACAGGCGCTACGAAGATAAAATCTACTTCTAGTCGCCAAGATATTACTATGGGTGACCAAAGAACTTATGTAAATGGCGACAAATATGAAACTATAGACGGCGATTATTATTTGCAGATTGGCGGCAAACTCCGTATTCTTGCTAAATCAGTTGAGATTGTTTCAGGGTCTGGCACTGCTATTTCTGCGCCGCAGGGTGTATCGATAGCAGGTGGACAATCTGTAGCAATAACTGGATTATCTGCTAGTATGTCTGGTGTATTAACTACCGTGAGTGGTGTAAAAACTCAAGTTTCTGGGGCAATGTCAACAACTGTTAGCGGTGCAGTCACTCATATACTGGGAAATGCTGCCGTTGTTGTGAAGTCACCATATGGTCGTGCTGAACATCTAATTAGCGAAGAACAAGGAATAAAGAACTTGAATACCTGCTGTCCTAATCCAATCCCAGACCCGTTGCCTAATGGTCCACCGCCACCATCACCTATTGCTAGTTTAGATTTCCCAGCACCAAATATTAATTTTTAACACTTGAGAAAATCATGGGATCAGGAATCGCAATTTTACAACGACAGCAAGAAATAAAGACTGAAATGTCTGGAGATAATTTTGCTGCGAATGGCGTGTATGGGTTTAGCGCAGATGTCGCTCCATATGTTCCATCGTCTGCACCGCTATCAAGCAGCGATACATTCTCACCGAAGGCGCAAGATGAGTTGATAAACCCATCGCCGAGCACAGTAAACATTGTGAAGGGGCAAGATAACTCAGTTTTCTTACCGAAAACGACTGGAACAGATGTAAAGGTAACTTTTGAAAACGGTCGACCAAATGTATCGTTGAGTTTACCGAGCGCTTCATATGAAGAAATAACCAATCTGTTTATACAGGCAATTCTAAAAGGCGAAAGACCACAGCTTCCACCTAATATTAGAACCAATTTTTCAATCACGCCACCGCGAGACTCGAGTGGAGATAGAGGAGCAGCATCTACTGTCGCATCTCCTTTAAGTAATGCTACACCAAATACCACTACAACAACCACAGAATCTACTAAGATCAAGTTGGATTAAGGTTTAAAAGTTGAACTAAATATGTGTATAGAATCTAGTGCAATTTATATGATGCAGATGATTGACGCGAAAAGAGTCAGTTTGATATCTCTTTCAGAAGAAGAAAAATCCTTTTTGACTTCAAACAATCTGCAAGAAAAAATCGACGCTCACGAGGCATATATTGCTGCAATGATGCGATTAAAAGATATAGAGGACTCGTGTAGAAAACAGTACGGTGACGATATTATTAACAAATTAATTAGAGGTATGCCGCTTTCCCAGGTTTAGGTAAAATAATCAAGATTATCCTCTGTCTCATCGGGGGATTACCATTGTTGCAGACATTAGCCTTAATGTTTTCCTGCGTCCCTATCCCATTCGTTAAAAATGGTGGGTTGAACTTCGCACAAACTGGATTTGGTAAATTCCTCACTAGCATGAAGAATTTCTTTGACAAGGGAGCAGATATTGTTTCTAATTTCTTTAAACAATATTTCCGCAACCCTCTAGTTGATGGATTTAAACAATTTAGAAAAGAAGTTTTAGATCCAGTCCAGGAATTTTTTGCTACACCATTCGATTGGTTTAATGAAGAATTCGACAAATACGGTGCGAATAATTATGCTGGATTAAACGAAAGATTTCCTTACATTGCTGGAAACACAAGCGTCCAAGCAACCTTTAATGCACTAGAATTATCACTCGGAAAAGCCCAAAATTTTGCTGATAACTATCAAATTGGTCCATTTACTTTTGGGCAGTTGGCAACGATTGCACAAAATGCATCGCTTCAAGCAAGCATACAACAGTTTAGAGATCATACTGACGCGCTTTCTGGTGTTAAGTCCAAAATGGCTTATGATCTTATTACCTTGTATGGTAATGTTGCGAGCGTTGGTGCAACAGCCAACATTGCTTCTAGCAATGTGGTAACACCAAATCTAAGTTCAACTGCATATCCTATATTTGATTATGGCGACACTATTATTATTGATACTCAAACAAAAGTTATAACCGAAAAGGTATTTGCAGCCCATGCTTCTGGAAGTGTATCTATTGATATCTCTACTAATAATGTAAAGGTTACAACCGCAAATGTTGGAACTTTAAATCTAATGAACTGTTTATTGTCTTCCTCAGGAACAATAAATTTAAACACAAACATGGCTATTACTGTTAATGATGAGATTCGAACAATTCAATCTATTAATGTCGCTGGCGATTATTTGTTAGTGGATCTACCATTTGATTCTTCAGTCACTGGTGCTACTCTTTACAAAGAAACATCGTTTATCGTAAATACAGCGTTTACAACTACTAAAACTAATGAAATTGTATACAGAAGAACACCGTTTGTTTGTAATTCTGAGTGTTTGGATACGGTCATTACTGGTAACGGAACTACCTGGACTTCCCAGCTTGAAGTTGGTAATAAAATTATTTACGATACCAAAGAGTTTATTATTGAGGAAGTGACAGACACAACTATTACTGTTAACGACCAACTTACATTAACTCGAAATCTTCCTGTTTATAAAGTTAATAACGAAATTGAGGTGATGTCGATAGGTGAGGATATTGATCCTGATGAAATTATTAATGGATTTAGCATGATTGAAACAATGACTGGTGATCCAAACTTTATGAAGGGTGTAAAATCAAGAGTTCGTTTAGCAAACGGGAAATACACATCAGTTGCAACTGAAAATCCTACCGATGCAGCACAGTCTTTGTTTAAAAAAGAATTGTTGGTTCAGGCTAAAGATGCTCTGCAGCGCATGAAATATGATTTGAATGACGCTAAAACCAGGGGAATGAATGATGCTAGTTTAAATGTGGCGATTAATCGCACTATCACTAATTTTAAAAATACTAAAGAAGACATTATAGCTGCGATTGAACGCGACAAACAAATTATTAAGAATGTTAAAAATTTCGTATCTGCATTAGGCAAGTTGTTTTCTCTGGCTTGTGGAAAGAAAAAGAAGAAAAAAGGCGACAGTTCTTCCGATGATTACTTAAACATCATTACAGTGCCATATCCAGTTGAGGATGGGTGTACTGCTAATACTGGACAATTTATTCAAATCTTAGATGACTTTGATTCTGAGTTTAACCAAGACGGATTTGTAGGACCAACAATTAACGCTAACACCAGCATTGCTGCAACCAATCAGTTTGATGGTTCTGATGTTATTATTGGACCTCTACCAAATCAAACTCAGGGCACAGGAACTGGGGAAAGCAATGTTGGCATCGATGGTCGCGATCCAAGCGTCACTGTACCAGAAGATCCTTGTTCAAAACCGTGCTAAATATGTCGAGAGGTGCATAAATGTCATTAGATGTTCGCGTATATAAAGATTTAGATTTAAATTTTAAAGCCCATCCAGTAACAAAGGATGTAGTTAAACGCACAGGAAACGCAGCGATTATTGGTGCTCTTAAAAATCTTATTTTTACAAACCCATTTGAAAAACCTTTTCAGCCATTATATGGTTCAAAAGTTCGCTCTTTGTTATTCGAAGATGTATCATTTATTACTGCAAACATTCTGCAGACTGAGATTAATAATACCATAAAGAATTTTGAACCTCGTGTCGGCGTCGATGCGATTCGAGTTCAGGCTAATTTAGAACAAAATCGTTACGATATTACTATTAGATTTTATATTAATAATCTTGAGGCACCAGTCACAATTAACTTTTTCTTAGAGAAGGTCCGTTAATGGCTAATACAGACCAAAAACTAGTTGTTACAGAACTAGACTTTGCGCAGATTAAAACTAATCTAAAGAACTTTCTGCGCGATCAATCAGAATTTACTGACTTCGATTTTGAAGCCTCGGGCATAAGTACGCTATTGGATATTCTCGCATATAACACACATTACATGGCATATTATAACAATATGATTGCCAACGAAATGTTTCTAGACACTGCGATTCTTCGCGATTCTGTGGTTTCTCATGCTAAAATGCTGGGATATACGCCAGTATCTGCGATAGCACCAAGAGCAACAATTAATCTACAAATTATTAGACCAGCTAACGATACAACTGCAACACTAACTCTTCCAAGATTCACTCGGTTACAGTCAACACCATTAAATGGTGTATCATACACTTTCGTAAATACAGAAGACAAAACTACAAACTATGATCCAACTTGTAATCGCTTTTGTTTTGACGATTTGTACATATATCAGGGTCAACCGCTAACATACACATTCGTTTACAATGCTACCAATAATTCAGCTCAATCGTTTGAACTTCCAGACGCTGGCATTGACACCAGCACGCTAGAAATATTGGTGCAAGAATCTGCAACAAGTTTAAAAACTGAGAGATTTACGCTTGCAACTGATGCAACAAATGTAACTTCGAACTCCACAGTCTACTTCATCGATGAAACTAGAAACGGAAAATACAAGATCTACTTCGGAGACGGGGTTATCGGCAAAAGTCTAACCAACGGAAATATTGTTGTAGCGAATTATCTAAGAACAGATGGCGCGGCGGCAAATAAATCAAATGCGTTTAGCCTTATTGATTCCGTTGGCGGGTTTACAGGTTCAATTGTTTTTCCAATCAAGGCAGCATCTGGTGGTAATACGCAAGAATCTGTTACAAAAATTAGATTTAGTGCACCAAAAGCCTATGTATCTAATAATCGTGGTGTTACAAAAGAAGATCTAATAGCTCTAATCAACAAAAACTACCCATACTTTGAAGCAGTTAATGTTTGGGGTGGTGAAGAAAACATCCCACCTGTTTACGGTAAAGTATTCATAGCAGCAAAACCAACACTCGGTTTTGAGATTACAGACTCTGAAAAACTTGATGTGATTAATAATGTAATCAAACCAGTGTCAGTCGTTACTGTTATTCCAGAATTTGTTGATGTTGATTATAATTATCTACAAGTGTTTGCTGAAGTTTATTACGATGCAACTAAAACCACAAGATCTGCAGATGCAATAAAATCTATTGTTCAAACTGCAATCACTAACTTCAAGAACACTGAATTGGATAACTTTAACAGTCGATTTAAATTGTCAAAGATGCTTCGTGCTATCGACGACGCAGAAACATCTATCTCTTATTCTGATGCGGTTACTGTTATTGAGAAAAGACTTATTCCGCAGGTTGGTGCTGCTAGAAATTACACACTAGACTTTGGTACACCTATCTCTCGCGAAGATCCTTCTTATAGAATCTACTCAACCCCAGCATTCGGACAATTCGATGCTGATGGTGTTCTTCGTAAGTGTTTCTTTGAAGAAACACCAGGATCTTCTTCTGGCGTTGAATCGATTACAATCAATTCGGCTACAGGTTCTTATCTAACCGCACCAACAATTTCTATAAACGGAGACGGTGTTGGCGCTAATGCATATCCTGTGATTGTTAACGGTAAAATTACACAAATCGTTGTGGATAAACCAGGTGTTGGGTATACAACTGCTACAACACTATTGTATTATCAAGACGAGATTGATACAACCGCGTCTTTCACTGTAAATATGCAAGGTCGTTTCGGTACACTGCGCAGTTACTTTTTTGATAATAACAATATCAAAACAACATTGAATGCTGAGGCTGGAACAATTGATTATCAGTTAGGCAAGATTACCTTGCAAGAGTTTGATCCATTTTCAATCGAAGATCCACTAAAGATCTTTAGAATGGTTGCTAAACCAGAAACAAATAACTTTGAATCTGCTCGTAGTCGAATTATCACTATCGACGAAGAAGATACAAATGCTATCAACATTAGTGTTAAATCTCTCTCTTAATGTTTGCAAATAATTACATATCAACAATTGTAGAGAACCAGGTACCTGAGTTCGTAAGAGCCGATCATCCAACATTCGTGACATTGCTCAAAAAATACTATGAGTATATGGAGCAAACCAATAAAACATTAAGAGTCGGTAAAGACCTATATGATTACATGGATGTTGATACGACAAGAGCAGACTTGATCAAGTATTTTAAGACGAAGATTATTCCAGATTTTCCTGAAGAAACCGAACTATCTACTGAGAAACTGATAAAGGCAGCAAAATTTTTCTACTCTAAGAAAGGCTCCGCTGAATCCTTTAAGTTTCTATTCAGAACATTATACGGGCAGGAAGTTGACATTTACTTCCCGAAAGAAGATATCCTTAAAGTATCTGATGGTAAATGGAAACAACCACAAGCACTTCGCCTAGCATTTACCGACACCAGTTCTCTTGTTACGGGTGGTAATGTCAATGTGTTTGCAGTTACTGCTAATACAATAAATGCTAATGGATTTAATATCCTATCAAAAGGCATTACAGTAAATTCATATATTCGTATCGGCGATTCTCGTAGAAAAGTTGTCACGATTAACACATCAGGCGATTTTCTTCGAGTTGATATTCCATTCGCTAACACATCAAACGCGCAAACATTTAATTCTGCTAAATTGTTCAAGGTAGAGTTGAGCGAGTACACCAATTTTGACATTAAACTACTCGAAAGAAAACTAGGCATCGGCGAGATTTCTAGAACGACTTGCGTTATTGAAAAAGCAGTACTAACTGTTGACGGTGAAACTGGTCGCGAGTTCGTAGAACTTTATGTGTCGAATGTAACTAGACTATTTGAAGCTGGTGAAAATCTAGTCGTAAAGTATACTGACACCAATGGTGTTGAGCAAACATTTAAGTCTAAGATTATCTCCTTGCTATCAAACATCAGTTTGTTCAGAAATAGATTTGGCGTTGTTCAAACAGGTAGAAAGTATAAAACTGGAGATCCAGTGGTATTGTTTGGTGGTCTCACCGATTCACCTGATGCTGTCAAGGGTATCGCCGTTGTTAACAATGTTTCTACGGGATCTATTGAATCTGTTGAAGTTATCCAACCAGGATACTTCTTTAGAACAGAACCAAATTCATTGGTTCGTATAATCTCAAGTTCAGGTATCGGTGCCAATGTTCTGATATCAGGTATCTACGATGACGGTGGTGCCAATAGTGCAAACATCCAGTTTAATACAGATGCTATTGTGTATAAAAAAGATATCCTTTTAAATGGATTAGAATATGATTTTGATAATATTACAGCGTTTGCAAATCAAACATCTGGTGCGGG